TCCAGATCGGAGAGCCGTCGAAGGCGTCGAAGAACTCCATGCCATCCACCGTCAGCGCCGAGCTGGCCGTAGCCGCCAAAGCCTTAGACCGCATATCGGTTTGCCACGTAGGCATGAAAAAACTGGTCCTCTTGCCCTTCATCTTCAGGAAGAACGATAGCAGGGCTTCGGCCTTCCCTGCCGTAGTCTCTGTATACTGCATCTTCTGCACGGTCACAGAGAACCCACGTGGGCTCCTCACGTCGATGTTGCCCCTCGAAGGGTCCAGCATAGCCCGGGCAGCGTTGAAGGCGCTGGTGACATCCCTGATCCAGTTTGGGCTTGTCAAAAACACATCACTCGATTCAAACGTATCGTGGGTGATGGTAGCCGCTGCCTGTGGGTCGGAGGTGGGGTCGACCTCGTATGTGACCGCCCCCTGCCGGACCTGCGCTGTCTTGGCGTTAAACGTAGCGGTCTCCTGCGCCCGCGCTAGATACGCTGGACGAACCTGAGACCCAATGGCGAAGCTGTTCGTGAGGGGGGACTGTAGAGTGACCGTGGTGCCAGCTATGACACTGATCGTCCCGGCCTCCATGTTGCTGTTATCCTCGACGACCACTGATGCCCCGACCACAGCCCAGAAAGGGAGGGGGTCCAGTTCCAACGTCGAAGCACCTGACGGGGCCGTCAAGAGCATCATCCTCCACGGGTTCGGCAGCACGAACAGTTGGTCTTGTCCGTCCCCCGCGAAGTCCCTCTGGTGGCGTAGATACTCCCCCTCGCGGAGCAAGCTCTGGAAGCTGATCTGTAGCCTCGCGGTCTCTCTTATAGCCTCCCGCTGCTCAGCCCCGAGGGCCGCCGTCAGGACACTGGTCTTGAAGGTGTATGAGGCCGAGACGGGGCTAGACCAGTTTGGTTTTGTCGCCGGGATACGTCCGACGCGAGCTTTTAGCGCCATGGGTTATCCTAATATCTGTTTAATTTCATCGCGGCTGCCCCGCATGAAATTCAGGAAGGTGTCTTGGCCCTCGGACTCTGTGAGAGCCTGTTCGAGAGCTGCGGAACCATTAACTGCGTTGATCAATGTCAGCGCACGTTGGCCTGCCGTGGTGGCCGCAGTGTTCAACACGTGGCGGGGATCGTCGCGGGTGATCACCTCCTCGCCTTTTTCGAGAATGGCCGGGACTTCCCCGGGACGGAGGCCCGGCAAACCGCCATCGTGGAACCTCTTAGCACTCGCGAAGGACCCTGCCCCGATCCGACGAGACAGGTTCGACCCACCACCAATGCTACCCGATCCTACTACCCCGCCGGAGTGCCCTGTTGGCAGCCCTATGAGGCTCCCAAAACCTGTGCCTCCAAAGGCGCTCTTGAGCGCGTTGAATATGGCCTGTTGGATGATCATCTGGGCGATCTGGATCAGGAAGTCCGAAGCGAATTGCAAGAAAGCCAACCGAGCAGATTCTCCGACGCTCTTCCCCTCGGCCACAGACTTGGCAAAGGTGTCGAATGCTTTGGCCAAACCCTGCACGAACAGACCCGCAACCCTGTCCCATTTCAGGTATGTGTTGTCCGCTTCGAGGCTCAAATCTCTGGCGTTCAGTTTCGCAGTATTCAGCTTCGCTATGGCTGCGTCAGCCTCACTGCCACCAATCGCCTCCCACATACGGACCGCGTTGTCGATGGCCTGCAAGATCGCAGAGTTCATGCCTTCGATCTCTTCGCGCAGCTCAGCTGCCCGGGTGGCATCCCCCTGCTCGTCTACGATCTTCAGTTGATCCTTCAGAGATTGCTGGACACTGAGCAGGCGGTTGAACTCGGTCTCCGCAGCTTGCGCACGTTCCGTCGCCGTAGTCCGGTTTGATATCGCCCGCTCTTGGTCAAAGATGGCCCCCGTCTGCTGGGTGATCTTCTCGATCTCCTCAGCAGTGATCGAAGGATTCTCTTTCCGAGCTGCCCGGATGGCGTCCTCAATCGCGGCCTGTCGTTCCTTACCGAGGACCAACAAATCCTGCTGGCTGATTTCAAACTCGTTGTCCGCGATCCGGTTAGCCGTTTGCTCACGCCGGGTCTCTTCCAGCTCGGCCAAGCGCTGCGCTTCTCCGACCTGCGTGTCCACGGCGGGCCCGGAGGTGAATAGCGCGGCCTCTTGGAGGCGACGGTTCCGGTTAACCCCTTCGTTGTCCCCCGCGAGGGACCGGATGGCATTGGCGATCTGCTCGTCGGAACCCGTGCGAATGGCCTCGACGATCCGGTCGGGTATCGTCCCGTAGTTGTATGCGATGGACGTCAGGGACGCCTGCTGCTGCGGTGTGAATTGTCCAAACCGTGCGGCCCCACCTGAGGCGCGAACTGCTTCCGGGCGGAACTCCGTGTTGATCCTGCGCAGGAGGTCTCTGTTGGCGTCCTCTACCGATACGCGCATCCCCTCTGTGATCTTCTTGATCGTCCCATCGGCCAGAGTGACTGTGTCTGATCCGAAACCCGCCCGTTGCGCATTCCTATCGAAATATGGCGTAGCACGGAAACCCTCAAACTGGCGGATCAAAGCCGCTGTGGCTTCAACCCCGTCCGTGAACCCACTGAACTTGGTGTCGACAAACTTCTGCGTTGCGCCTTGCAAGGCTTCCGCTTGGGAGATCGCGGCGCTGATCCGCTCCTCCAAGGTCTGTGCGTTGGCTATCGCGTCCTCAAAAGCACCGTCGATCTGCATCACGGTAGACAGATACTCGGTGGCCTTGGAGGTCTTTTCGATGATCCCTTTCAGGTTCTCCATGGCCGCAATGAATGCTGCGGTCTTCTCTGGGTCGAGCGCATTGGCTGCCTCTTCATTAGCGATCCCTAAGGCTTTCGCGGCTGCCTCCGCGTCCTCTACCGACCCTGTTTTCGCGTCAATAACCGCTTGCGCTTCTCTCTCCGCCACAGCCAATTGGACAATGGAGGCCGTCGCATTATCCAGTGCATCCGCATAACGAGCGTGCGCGTTCGAGCCATCATTGAACCTCTCATTTGTTTCGTCGATCTGAGACTTGAGTTCCTCAGCAGAAATCGCCCCTGCCCGGAAAGACTTGACGATGCTGTCGATCTCACGGTTGTAATCCTGCGACGCACCGACGAAGGCACCAAGACCCAGAGCGCTTTGCAGGAAGGTTTCCCCGTCCCTCGCGGACGCCGCACGGAGAGCGGCGGTGGCATTATCAACTGCCTCTTCGATCTCCCGTAGGTTCTGCCGTGCCCGTGTGACCGTGATGTCTTCGAGGTTCTTGCGCCAGTCCTCAATCGCCCCACCGGCCCGGTCGTAAGCGTCCTTAACCGCGTCGACCAATTTTTGGTGCGCGTTCAGGGCCTCGGTCGCTTGGTCTGCCTCTGTGGACCAGAGAGCCAGCCCCGCAGAGATAGCCACAATCGCCAGCCCGATGCCAGTCGACGACAGCAAGCCCTTCAAGAACCGGGTCAACGTCCTCACCGCGAAACCTGTTCTGGTGAGAGTGACCCCCATGGTCGCAGCTCTCGCTTGCAGCGCGGTGAACCCCGCTGTGGTCCTCAGTGTGCTTGCTGTGAGTGTGCCAAAAGAATTGGCCATCACGAGGATCACCGGGGCTAGTCTGAGGCCCAAGAACCCTGCGGCAGCAGCGAACACCAACCGGAAATTCTCAGCCAAGAAGCCGAGGAAATCAACCACGCTGGAAAGGGCACCAGATACCCGAGCAGAAAACGCCTCGAAATCCGCAGACTGCAAGGTCTCGGTCAAGGTGTCCACAAAGTCTTGGAAGCTGTCGATGAACCCGGCCTTACCGAACTTCACCAACGCTTGGAAAGCTGCGTTTCCGAGACGTCCAAGGGCCACACTCAGAGACGCCAGAGCCTCACCGAGGCCCGGGCCGAAACGACGTTCCAACTCGTCAGCGAAGGGGATCAGGGCAGCCTCGGTGATCTGCCCCTGCTCCATCATCTCGACCAGCTCTTGTGTCGAGACCTTCAGGCCGTCGGCCATAATCTTCAGCGCACCGGGTAACCTATCGCCCAGCTGTTGCCTCAGCTCCTCCATCTGGACCGCGCCCTTCGACACGATCTGGGTCAGAGCCACGAACACGCCACTCAGTTCTGCGGTCGAGGATCGGTTAACCCGGGCGGCCTCTGCCACCTGAATGAAAATCTTACGGGCCGCCGCCCCTTCGAGCGAAGTGTTCTTGGTTGCGATATTGAACTTCGAGTATTCCGTAGCCAGCGTGCCTAGATCGACACCCAACCGATTCGCGGTCCGGCGGAGGAAATCCATCTCTGTCGCCACACGTGTCGTGTCGCCGCCAAAGGCAACGCCCAGCCGCGACTGCGCGGCTTCGAGCGCCTGTGTGGCCTTGACCGTGCCTTGGATAACTTGGATGCCTGCGAACAGACCTGCGTAGGCTGCGACGAGCGAGAGGACCTCTCCCCTGACTCGTTGTAATAGAGATAGCGACCGGCGGGTATCTCCGTAGAACTGGCGGTAAGCCGTCGCCAGAAGCCCTGTAGAGGTCGCGGCCTTACGGTTGGCCCTCGCCAGTCGGTCCTGCTCCCTAGTTAGACGACCTGCGGTCTGCACGGCGTTCCCTGTCACCCCGTGGAGCTGATTGATCTCAACCTTTTGGCGCTTGGCCGCACGGCTGGACCTTTCCAGTCCCGCTGCCAATGCCGCTTGGACCTGAGTGAAACGCTGTTGTGATGCGCGAACGCTGTCGATGTCCGCCGTCGTGCCCCTCAGTGAGGACCCCAGCTGTTCATAGGCGACACGTTGCTGCAACAGTTCCGACTTCAACGTCCGGGCTTCTACCCGGGCACGTTCAAACGAGGCCACCAAGCTGCCTGTCGGTGCGACCACCGTTTTGATCGACCTACCGAGGCGAGTGGCCGCATCAGTGGCCTCCACATACGCCCGTTTCGTTTCGAGGACCGCCCTGCGCTGGTTCCTCAGTTGCCCTTCCAGAGCCCCCAATCCTGCGGAACTCAAACGAGCGAGGGCCGCGTCGGCTTGACCGGCAGCTTGTGCCAGCTCGACGTAATCACCTTCGGCCCGGTCTATCACTTGTGACTGGCGGGCTAGGCTCGCAGACACCTTGTTGAAATCTGCGGCCAGCTTATTCTGCTGCCTGCTGGCTGCGGCGCTCTGGACCTTCAGGGTGGCTAGGTTCACCCCGATCTTTTTGACCACGGTTTCCTGCTTTGCGACGCTGGTCGTGGCACGCTCTGTCTGCGCACCGAACAAGGTGATCGCGGACCCGGCAACACGGAGCTGCCCACCGATCCGGCCATACTCTTCGCGGAGGCGTGTCAGTTTAGTCGTCGTGGTATTCATGGACCGCTGGCTGGCGTCCATCTGGCCCTGCAAAGTCTTGCTAGGTCGGACTGTTCCTGCGATCTGCGCACTCAGTTGATCGAACCGGGTGGCGGCCTTGCTCGCGGCGAGAGACGCCTTGTCCAACAACCCGGGCAGCCTCGCCTGACGGCTGGCCAACTTCTCCTGTGCGGCCACGGCCAGTTGGTATGCTTTGGTCAGCTCGCGCTGATCAACCTTAGCTTTCTTCAATGAGGCGCTCTGGCGATCCTGAGCCGCTGCTGCCCCTATCTGTTTCTGGGCTAGGCGCTCAACCTCAGTGCCTGTCTGACGGAGCTGACGGTCGAGCTGGGAAGCCTCCTGCCCTGTGCCCTCGAACTTGGCTTCTAGCCGAGCGAGAGCCCCCGCTGCTTTGTCCAGTTCTCCGGTCAGCTTCTCTCCGACAGATAGACCTTTGAACTCTTTGTCCAGATTCGCGATGGCGGAACCGAGAGCAGTTAACGTGCCCTCGGTTTTGTCCGCCCTCGTGTCGAGGTTCTTCTGTGCGTTGATAAAGCCTTCGAGTGCGCCCGTGATTGACTCGATCACACTCGCCGCTTCGTCGCGGGCTCTGATTACTAGATCGACATCCTTACGGGCCATTTAGTAGCTCCTAATCGAAAAGGCCCGAGATGGGCTTTACGACAACATTAATCTGTTTGATCAACTTTGAAAACTGCTTCCGTGCGCTCTTCGACAAAATGCCTAAAACGGCCAGCTTAATCAGCTCGGCCTCGGTGATGATCTTCGTGTTGATCCTCTCGGTCACAAGGTTAGCTTCGTCGTAGACCATGCCCAGCGGATACCGCTGGGCCTCTGTGTGTCCGTGGCTCATTATCAAGCTCACGCTGCGGCGAATGCCCCAATACCAGTCTGCGAAAGTGGGGCCTGCACTTCCTTCAGAGCCCCAGATACCTCCACCATCATTTTTGTCAGGGACTCCATCAGCTTTTTTATATCGGACTCTCCGGTGAAGGTCAGACCGAACACGGCTTCTACCAGCTCAATTTGGACATTGAACGGCAGCTTCCCGACGGTCTCTAACCCCTCGGTCTCGTAGACGTCTGCGGCCAACGCGATCACCGCGGTAACCATGGCAGGGAACTCTTTGGCCAGCGTGCCGATCAGGAGCTTCACGTCGCTGGTTTGGAGGGTCCCCCCGTCCTGAACCTTCTGAAAGACGATGGCCGCTTGTGGGCCATAAGTGTCTACCAGAACCATTAGGTCCGAGAATGATACTCCCCGGACAGAGATGCCCCCATCGCCGAAGGCAACCTCGACTTCGGGGATTGTTATGTTGCGTAGTCCCATACCTTATTTCCTTCTTACTTAGCTGTAGACCGGCTGGCCGTCGCGATAGATGGCCTCTTGGCTGGTCTTCTTCAGGATTTCCAATGACATTGGAATTTGCTGCCACTCGTCGCCTTTCAGCGCATAGTCGCCATTCGGGGAAATCTTCACGTAAGGGAAGTAGAAACGTGAGTCCTCGCCCTTGGGGTTTGCGGTGATATACATCATCGCGCCTTCGACCGGGGTGGAGCCAGAGATCACACGTGAACGTGTGTTGGCCGCCAGATCGTAGGTGATGTCGATCAACTCTCCACCAGACAGAGTGCCGCCCGTGAGGAAGGTGATCAAGCCCATATCGAAGTCGATGGTATAATCAACGTCGACAACCAGAGTCGCGCCGAGATTAATCTCGACCGTGGTGGTGCCAGCTGAATCCAAACCAACGACGCCAGACGGGTCGGTGATCGTGGAACCAATGGTGTATGTCCGGTCAAGGATGATATCCGCGATAGAGAAGGTCTCCGCGACAGAAGCCGAGGTCGCGATGTCAGAAGCCTCACCGAAGAAGAACAGAGCGACGTTTTCCGGGTCGATGTTATCCGTGATCAGCGAGCCGGTGCGGTTCACTTCCAGTGGCACGGAATCATCTTTTTCCCGGACGCCTTCATCCGAGTTGTAGTGATCCAGATTTTCGTCTTCGATGTTCAAGTTCATCTCCGGCGTGTTGCCGATATACCGGAAACCCTCGGGGTCTTGAGTGATGCCGATGAAGCGTGAGAAATAGACTTTCCCCCGCCCAAGTGTGTAGTTATTAGCCATGACTTTTCCTTTCGTCAGCCGCCTACGTTTTGACCCCATAAGGATCGGTTAAATCTTCTGCTAGATCAAGCTGCAAGTTCAACCAGAAATATGCTTTGGCCGAAATCTCGTCTGGTGGACGCACCACCCCCGGGCCGATCTGCATCTTCAATACATCATTGCCGAGGCCAAGGATACCATCGTTTGGGTGGCTCAGGAGCAAGGACTTCATCGCTTCCATCGCGAGACGTTTCTTGACGTCGGCGAGACCTACGTGCGCTTCATCCGTCGGGTTCTCTTTGTCATCCTTGAAGAACCCTTGGATCACCAGCTCCCAACCACCAGAGGACATGCCACTGTCTGCCGGAGCAGGGAGCTGGTCGATGGGTATGGGGGCCTCAAGGATAGACAACATGGGGATAGGGTCATTATCTCCGAACACAGCCCTGCCTCGGAACACGCGCTTCACGGTGGTCGCGCTGAAATCCATGACGTATCCGTTGCTCGGAGTTATTTGCTCCAAGACAACAGTTAGCCTCTTCTGTATTTCGAGACGGAGAGGGGAGGTCCATGCCATTATTACAGCTCCAACAATCTGAGAAACTCATTCGATAGTTCCCTTTCTATCGCAGGAACCCTGTCCGTTGCAACGCCTGTCCCATCTTTGGACCGAAACACCTGATCAACGCTTGGCCCATACAGGAGATAGAGGCCCTTGCTGACCCTGCGGGCGGAGACCTTGTTCTGTAAAGATTCGCCGGGGCGGAGGCGAATCGCTAGGCCGAGGTTGAACCGAGTATCCGTCAAGGCCGAGCCCTGTGGTAACCGGATCAAAAACGCCCGTTTCATAAACCGAGCGCGGCCCGGGGCCACCTCCACATAAACCCCGGGCTTACCGACCCGACCGCCACTGGTGAACTGTGCCAAAGAGGTAGGACGCCCCCGTGCCGTGATACGGGCTTCCAGTTGGTTGCTGGATGCGTGCTTGGAGACATAGAGTCTCTTGTTGCCGGGAGCCACATACCGGGCAGGGAGGTTGACCTCATTTCTGATGTCCCGGGCAATATCGACCCGAGAGTTTCTGGCGACCTTGTTGATCGCTTTAGAAGCCGCTATTTCTATGTTTCTGTTGAGGTGGCGGAGGGAGCCGATCTCTTCGAGGCCCTCTGCGAATACTGCAAAATCGGCCATCTAGGGCACCTGACTGCCATCCGGTAAGAGTGTGCCCGAATGGTCGGATAGATCGAGAGGGGACACCTTCGCCGTCTGCGTTAGCCCGTCCTCTGGGTCCACGCTGTCGATGTAGAAACCGAAGATGGCTCCGGTGTAATCATACCCGAATATGAGGGAGCCTCGGGACAAGCCCAGACCGACCATCTCTGCAACGAGGAAAACGACCTCGGTAGGCCGTTCCGAAAATTCTGCGTAACTTAGGTTTGTGCCTGCGAGATCGCCGACCATCTTCTTCTTGTCGTGGACGCGCACGTTCACATTGGGGGGCCTAGACGCACCCTTCGTGGCGAAAAACGCGACAGACCCCGCGAACGTATCGTGGACAGCCTGTCGCGCTCTCAGCTTGGTTTCTTGCCAAGCCGTCAAAGGAGGTCCTTGGCGGCATCTTCACCGCTTTTGTCGTCTTCTGTCTTCTTGGCCGGAGCCTTCTTCACAGGAGCCTTCTTCGCAGGAGCCTTCTTCGCAGGGGCTTTCGCCGCAGGCTCTTTCGCCACAGGCTCTTTTACCTCTGGTGCGTCCTCCTCCGTGACGGGTTCCTTCGTTGCCAACTTGATCGCGCCTAGCGCCAACAGCG